AAGGGGGTTTTACATATGTTAACCCAAAATTCCAGAATGTTGTTATTAACGAGGGAACTGTATTTGATGTAAATAGCTTATACCCTGCTGTAATGAGATATGATAAATTACCATACGGTAAACCGATACCGTTTGACGGTGAACCTAATAAAGACGAACATACATTTCATGATTTATTTATTGTAAAAATCTCTTGTTCATTTGAATTAAAAGAGGGTTATATACCGTCAATACAAATGAAAAATAACGGTTTATTTAACTCAACAGAATATCTAACAAGCTCAAATAATTATGACGTTGAATTATATTTAACTAGCGTTGATTATGAATTATTTTTTGAACATTATGAAGTTTATGGATTAAATTATTTAGGAGGTTATTATTTCAAGTCGTCAACAACATTATTCTGTGATTATATTGATAAATGGACAGAAGTTAAAATAAAAGCAACAATTGAGGGAAATCAAGGAATGAGAACATTATCAAAATTAATGTTAAATTCTTTATACGGTAAATTTGGGTTAAATCCAAAATCAGGTTTAAAAGAACCGTATTTATCAGAAAATAATATTGTAAAATGGACACCATACGACGGAGAAGAACGAGCAACAATATACGTTCCGTTAGCTAGTTTTGTGACTTCATACGCTAGAAAACTAACAATCGAATCGGCTCAACAAAATTATGATAGATTTATCTATGCTGATACTGATTCAATCCATTTAGTAGGTAGACATGAACCAGATAACATTGAAATAGATAGTGTTAAACTAGGTAAATGGAAACATGAATATTATTTTAAAAGAGGTCGTTTTATCAGAGCTAAAACATATATTGAAGAAAAGGACGACGGACACAATCATATTGCTTGTGCTGGTTTACCTGTCAAACTTCATGAAAAAGTTAACTTTGACAATTTCGTTTCAGGTTTTGAAGTCTATGGAAAATTAAGACCGAAAAAAGTTAGTGGAGGTGTGGTTTTAGAAGAATCCACATTTAAAATTAAATCTTAATTGTATTATAATATTAACTATGATATAATTATTAATAGGGATACTTAATTAATTTAAGGCTTGTAGATGGACACCTTGTTTTAATTAACAACCAGATACCTGTTGGCGTGGTTGCCGAGTTTAAACAATTGAGTTTAACCCTAAACCTAAACGAGGGTCTTATAAAATAGACCCTCACATTTAAAGAGGTGATTAATATTTCAAATATGTATTATGATGTTAGAAAAGCATTGTCATATTCTAATAAATTATTTTATTTCGTTATTGGTGCTAGAAATTTAGGTAAATCATACAGTTCAAAACATTATTGTGTAACTAAATTTATAAAACATAAACGAAAATTCATATATTTACGTCGTTATAAAACCGAATTAAAAGATAACGATAAATTTTTCAAAGATATAGCAAACGACCCAGATTTTAAACATCTTGAATTTAAAGTTAAAGGGTCTAAATTTTATATAAATGATGAGTTAGCTGGTTATTCTGTTAACCTATCAACCCAACAGGTTAGAAAATCAACAGCTTATCCAGATGTTGACACAATCATGTTTGATGAATTTATAATTGAGGAGGGTGTTTATAGATATTTAAACAATGAAGTAAAACAGTTTCTTGCTTTCTATCAAACTGTAGACAGAAGTCAAGACAGAGTTAAAGTTTTATTCTTAGCTAACGCTATAACGTTCTTTAATCCTTACTTTATTTATTATGATTTACCTAAACCAAAATCAAAAAACGGTATATACACTAAAAGAGAGGGTATATATTTAGAGGTAGTCAACGAAATTAATTACGAGGTTATTAATCAAACTAAAAAGACCGTTTTCATGAGAATGAATGAGGGTACAGAATACTATGAACACGCTGTCAATAATGTGTTTATACTAGACGACGATAAATTCATAGTAAATAAATTTCCCTCAACATTAGAGAACACATTTAATATAACGTCAAATGGTAAAACATTCGGTATCTGGGTTGATTATCGAGAGGGTAAAATGTATGTAAGAACAAAGCATGACCCTACCAGACCCAATTATACAACGTTTAACGACCATACACCCAACACCTTAATATTTAAGGTTAATAAATCTATTCTACTCAAGAAGTTCAAAGATAGTTTTTTAGAGGGTCTTGTGTACTTTGATTCACAGAAAACTTATACAGAAATGTATAAAACTATTAAGAAATTAATTTAAAGGAGGTGTAAATATGCCAAAAGCTAACCCAGAAATTAACGGTGAAGAAACTAAAGTTGAAGAAACTAAAGTTGAAGAAACTAAAGTTGAAGAACCAAAAGTTAAAAACGGGAAACATACAAAAACGTATAATAAAATTAAGTATGTTGAAACGTTTAATAACGGTGTTGTAATTCGCAGAGAGCGAAAATAATATAGGAGGTGTGTTTTATGCCAAAAATGGAAGATAACAAAGAAACTAAAGTTGATGAAACTAAAGTTGATGAAACTAAAGTTGATGAAACTAAAGTTGATGAAGTGGAAGAAACAGGGGACGAGTCGGAGAACCTAGAGACTGATAATCCAGAGGGTAACGACCCAGAACCTGATACACCATCTGAAATGCAATTAATTAATGAACGTATTAATATGCTTGATATGAATATTAATATTATGCAGGAAAAGTTAGGAATGTTAACAGATATGTTAATCCCTTTATCTGAAAAATTAGATAATTTTGTGCAAGACATGAATGTTATTAAACCTAACAAGATTGATAAACCACAGGCAACATTAGAAGAATTATCAAAGAATTTTTTATAAAATTATAAGGAGGTTATTTAATGGGTAATTTAGATAACAAAACAGCAGGGCTAATCACAGAGATTAGAGCGAACGCAAGTTTAGAGTTTCAAAACAGGATAACAGAAACGGAACAAATTTCATTAGCAGAATTAGGGTCTAGTATTTTGTCAGAACAATCGTCACGAAACGAATTTATTACAGCTTTAGTTAATAAAGTAGCATTTACTATAATTCGTGAAAATTTTTCTAAAAATCCAATGGCTGTATTTAAAGGTGAACAATTACAATTCGGTGATAAAGTAGAAGATATTATTGTTGAATTAGTTAAAGCTCAAGTGTTCGACCAAAAAACAGCTGAATCAGAATTGTATAAACGAGAAAAACCAGAAGTTAGCGTATTATATCATCATATACCAAGAAAAGGTTTTTATAAAACTACAACAGATGAATCACAATTAAGAAAAGCGTTTACATCTGAAAGAGCATTTAGACAATTATTAGCTAGTATTGTTGAACAATTGTCAATGAGTCGAGAGTACGACGACTTTCTAGTTGCTAAATCTCTATTAACTCAAGCTATTACAGAGGGTAAAGTTGCTGAAGTTGTAGCACCACCAATTAGCGATACAGCAACAGCTAAAAAGGTGTTAAAAGAAATTAAAAAAGCTGTTAAAAGATTAACATTTATTTCTGATAAATATAATTATGCTGGGTCATTTAGAGCCACTAAACCAGAAGATATTAGAATTATCATGGATATTGATGTTGAAACTGAAATCGGTGTTGAAGTATTAGCTGGAGCTTTCAACTTATCAGAAGTTGATTATGAAGCTCAACGAATTGTGATTGATAATTTTGATGAATTAGCTTCAGACGTTCACTGTATTATTGCTGATAAAAAATGGTTAGTATTACATGACTACCCAGAAATGGCAGATACATTGTGGAATCCACAGGGTAGATATTGGAATCACTTTTTACATTATGAGTCAATTAACTCAACTACTCATTTCGCTAACGCTGTAGCAATTAAAAAACAAGCGTCAGTATTATCAAGTATTGATTTAAGACCAGCAACAGCGAACGTTGTAGCTGGAAACGTGGTTCAATTTACGGTTGAAGCTACAGGAACAAATAACCCTAGTTCTAAATCAACATTCGCTGTAACGGGTAACTCGTCAGCTGATACATTTATTTCATCAACAGGTTTATTATTTGTTGATAGTGATGAAACGGGAACAGCTGGAGATTTAACAATCACAGCAACAGCAGAGCAAGACAATTTAATTACAGATACGTCAATTGTAACAATTGTCTAATTTAAGTAAAATAAAACTTATAAAGGGTGTAAAGCTAAATAAACAGCAAACTGACACCCTTTATTTTTCTAACATAACAAGTCAAGAAACATTCTTTATCAGTAAAAGTGACCCAGCTTTTGATAAGTCTGACGTATCTTATCAAAGGACTAACGGTATTATAGAATACGATAGACACGCTGAAGATTTAAAACAGTTTAATTATGTCATGTATCAAACCGATAGGAATGATAAATGGTATTACGCTTTTATTGATGATGTTAAATATATTAATGATAACGCTAGTCAGATATTATTTAGTGTTGATTATTTACAAACATATTTATTTGATGTTGTTAGGGGTAATTGTTTAATAGAACGAGAACACGTTTCTAATGACTCAATAGGTCAACACACTTTAGATGAAAATTTAGAAGTGGGAGAAGCTGTTAACGATTCATTTCTATTTTTTCAGCCTTTAGCAGATTTAGCAATTGTTTTAAGTGCAACATCATTAAGCGACGGCTCATTTGTTACAGCATCATATAACGGTGTACCCTCAAGCTTATTATATTTTGGGTTTAACCTAAACGATACAGCAGGTGTTAACGCTAAAATCATTGAATATGCTAATGCTAGTAGATTAGACGCATTAAAAAATATGTATCTAGTTCCTAAAAATATAATAAAACAACCGCTTGTTAGTGGAGCGTTAATTTCGCCGTCTGACAAATCAAATATATTAACATCTACCTCACACAGACCGACAGACATAGACGGTTATACACCTAAAAATAATAAATTATTTACATATCCTTATACATTCCTGAAAGTTTCAAACGCTTCAGGAGCAAATAAAGTATATAAATATGAATTAAGTTCACCGTCAGACAGGATTAATTTTGAAGCTGTGGGAGATATTAACCCTAACATGAGTGTGTTGGTTTATCCTGTTAATTATGCTGGTTCATTCCCTAACTTTGACGAGGGTTTAACTCTTGCTAATTATCCTCAATGTCCGTTTGCTGGTTCTGATTATCAGAATTGGTTGAGTAGAACAGCTGTCAGTAATGTAGCTACGCTTTCAAGTTCAGCGTTAGCTGTAGGAATAGGAGCAATAACTAAAAACCCTATAGCGTTAACATCTGGGGTTATCGGAGCTATAAACACTATAGGCCAGTTTAATGAAAGAAAACTAACGCCACCTGTTTTAAGGGGTGCTGGTAGTGGTGCTGTTAATATTACAAGAGATTTACCAGCTTATCCAGACGGTACAATCCAAACACCTATTTATTATAATATGACTTTGAGAAATGAAAAAGCTAAAGAGATTGATGAATATTTAACAAAATTTGGTTATAAAGTTAACAGACTTAAAACACCGAATTTTAACCAAAGACAACAATTTACATATATTAAAACTATTGAAAATTCATTGAGTGGTGATGTATCAAATGTTGTAACCGACGAATGGGATAGAATTTTAAAATCAGGTATTAGGTTCTGGGTTAACAATGATAATATCGGTGATTATTCTATTAGTAATAACACAATTTAGGAGGTGTTAAAATGGGTCATGTAAAAACACAACAAGAATTTAATATGGCATACGGTTACACAGGTAATAAAAACTTATCTGAATTAACTTGTTATAGTCATGATTTATATTTGAATTTAACAGAATTGTATATATCAACCTTTTCATGGTCTGATTTACCTAAAGGTTTAGACGCAACAATTCTTGAAACTCAATTAAAAGAACATCATTCTGTTTGCATATTTAGAATACCATTTACAGATATGTATTTATCATTACCTTATACTGAAAAGGGTAAAAACGCATACGGTCAACCATACAGCGTCAAACCTGTATCACCTTATGTGACTGTAGACTTTGAATTAATCGTCAACAGGGATTGTGTGTTGATTTATGATAATAAGGTTAGATATTCTGTTCAACATACTTTAACTAATTACGCTAATAGAATCAATAAATGTGATAAAATCATTGATGTAAATTTAGACCAACAAAGCCTACCTTATATTTACGGTATTAAACAAACAATGAAAAAATCGTTTTTAGATTTTATTGAAAAAGTTAAAGAGTTTGTACCATTCGTTGTTGTTGATGAAAAAATGGATATAGAAAAAAGTTTTAAATCAATTGATAATAGGGTTGAGTTTAAAGGTTTAAATATCCATGAATTAAGAACTAAACTAATGGGTGACGTATTAGAATTTATAGGTATACCAAACGACAAAGAAACAAAAAAAGAGCGTTTAATTGTTAATGAGGTGAATCAAAGAATGGGTCTTACAAACACGAACTATTTCAGTCGATATGATGAACGCAATCAAGCGTTAAGACGTCTTAGAATCGTATTTAATGACTTTGACGGGGTTAAAATAGAAAGGAGTAGTGATTTAATTGGGTCTTTACACAATAACGTTGAATGATATTATTAAAAATAATATTGAAATTCCTTTAAATGATTATCCTATTTTTGACGAACTACACAGAACAAAATTGAATCAAAAGATTATTGATAGATTTAGATTCTATGAAATTGGATTCGAGACAATCACAATATTTAATCATGAGTTAGCTACTAGAATGAACGAAATTATGCCTACAGCTAATAAGAAATACGAGTCTCAAGCGTTACAATTCAATTTAGAATATGCTAAATCAACAAACACAGAAACAAGAGATTTAACAAAGAACGAACAGCGTGACGGTGTATTAGCTACGGATTCAACTAGTGGTAGTGAGACACTATTTAGTGACACACCTAACAAAAACCGTAACGAATCGTTATTAGATTTAGCTCTATCAAACGTTAGTCTTGACACCACAACTGTAGATTCTGACAGCACTTCAAGCGACACAGCTGAAATAACGGACGCTGGAACGGTTACAAATATTGAAACTAGATTTCTATCGGCAGATGATATAATTAAATATCATGATTATAATTATTTTAACGATATTGATTTAGAAATAGTAAACTCTTTATATGATTTATTTCATATGTTATACTCAATTTAAGGAGGTTTTAAAATGAATGAACAATGTAATTTACTAGGTTATGCACAGCCAGAGGGTACAACATTATTAGAACAAGTTTGTATTCATGAACAGCGTATAGATGATTTAGAATCGTCAGAGGTTAATTTAGAGCCTAGAGTTGAAGTGTTAGAAACTGACAACACACAGAATAAATCTGATATAGCTCAGAACCAAACGGATATTGGGAATAATACAACATCAATTGATAATAATACTTCAAATATTAATACAAATGCAACAAATATATCAAATAACGCTGGAGCTATAGCCAATAACACAACAGCTATTGGAAACAACACAACAGCTATTTCAAATAAAGTTGATGTGACATTCAAAAACTTTAAAGTAGCAGGTCAGGGTGACGTTGTAGCCAGTTTAAAAGAGGACAATTTAGAAATTGAGGCAGGAGCAAACATCACAATAACAACAAACCCAACAACTAAAAAAGTCACAATTAACGGTACAGGTGTTATTGGTACAAATGCTTCACAGGTTGCTGTTGCTGATATTGGCGATTATTATACAGGGAATGAAGCTGAAACAGTATTACAGGAAGTTGGATTGAAAAATCAAACTCAAGACACTAATATTACTCAAAACATTAATGATATTATTCAACTTAATAGTGATGTTTCACAAAATACAATTGACATATCAAACCTATCTGATTTAATAGATAAGTCAGCAGGTTTTATAAACGACAACACTATTGAAATAGCTAAAACACAACTTGAAACAGCTATTCTGGGTGCTGTACCTAACGACTACGACAACAGATACGGTTTAAAAGTATCGCCAGACATTGAATTAGGTTGTACACAAGATTTATATAAATCGTTGTTAACAGGCGATTTATCAGCTGGTAACAGTATTGTTTTATTAGAATCAACAACAGGTTTAGTTGTTGGTATGGAAATAACAATACAAGACACTTTAAACGACAACAATTTTGAAAACGCTTTAATTCAATCTGTCGATAGTCCATCACAGATAACGTTAACATCAAACACCATTAATTCTTACACAATAGCAAACAATGCTACTGTATATAGAAGTGTTAACGGAGCGTTAGAAACTTTAGCAACTCTGACAGGTCAATTATATACTATGAGTAGTGATGTTTTACCTGTACCGTTTGTAGTAAGTAGGTCAACTATAGGAAGCGTGACGCTATTAGGTGACGCTTGGAACGCCTACGATAACAGTAACGCTTCATCATCTGGCTGTAGTTTCGTGGCTGACGGTGAGGGAATAGAAAATACTATTGATTTAGGTTTAGGTAATATAAATAAACCTTTAGAAATGTTAGCTAGAATTGGTAGCAATGTTGGAGGTACAGGGTTATTAACTATTACATTTGAAGAAGAGGGAGGAGCAACAGAGGTTGTATATACTTCAGCAACAACCCTTGAAAGCGATATTGTTATCCCTATAACGTCAGCTATAATTCCTAGATATATTCACACAAAATTGATTAGGTCTGGTTCAGGTGGTACAGAGTTTTATATTTATAAATCTCAAGTGACAGAGTGGGAAACGTTCACGTCTGAACCATTAAAAAATTATTTTAGAAGAAAAAAAGTTAGTGTTAATAAATCTGTCGATATAATTGCAGAACAGATTATAATTGATAACTCAAACACACCAACTTTAGAGAAGCACGTTTCAATAGAAAATGTAGGTTCAAATGAAGTTTATCAAGTTATGACGTTAGATGAAACATCTATTGATGGTACAACTAAAAATTATAGTTTAGATGTTGTTACACCATCTGAAAATGTAATTGTAAGAACTAAATACACAAAAACAAATACTGTTGACCCTGATTCATTGTTAGCAGAATACGGAGGTGTTAGTTAATGAAAACAGCTAAACAAAAGAAATTTGAAAAGAAAATCAAGAATAAAGAGATTTTTAAATCAAATGAAAAAGAATTAATTAATGATTTTAACAATCTTGTTGAGTTATTAACTGAAAGTGGTATAATAGATATAGAAGATATGTCTAATAAAAAAGATAAAAAGAACTCTAAAAAATAATGAATATCAAGAATTATGTGACAGAGCGTAAAGCTATAAAAAATCATTATGACTTTATCAATGACAAAGAAATACGGAAAAATGAAATTTATTATGAGAATAAATTTTTCATAGGTGACAGGGTTAAACGGTTGAAAACTGTTGACCCTTTACCTGAACACAACTTTTTAGAGGTTGTAGACTATTATATTAATGAGAGTGAGGGGTAGCATGGCTGTATTAACAAAGATTAAATTAGGATTCGCAGGAGTGGGTGGTGTATTAATAACTTATTTAGGAGGTATGGACACAATGTTAGAAGTAATTCTAGCTTTATTAGTTATTGATTATTTGACAGGTGTTCTAGTAGCTATATACGATAAAAAAGTTTCTAGCTCAATAGGTTATAAAGGTATTATTAAAAAAGTTGTAATGTTGTTATTAATCTCAATGAGTTATTATTTATCAATGGTTATTGATAATCAAGTACCAATCAGGGAGCTAGTAATTATGTTTTTCATAGCTAATGAGGGTATCAGTATTTTAGAAAACGCTAGTAATCTGGGTTTACCAATACCTGAAAAGATTATTCAAGTGTTAGAACAGGTGAAAGGTCGTGACATGTAATGTTTAAAGGAATAGACATTTCAGTACATAACGGGATTATAGATTTTGAGAAAGTAAAAAAAGAAATTGATTTTGTAATGATTCGTGCTGGTTATTGGAGAACAGTTGATTCAATGTTTCACCAAAATATACAGGAGTGTACGCGTTTAAATATCCCTGTTGGTGTTTATTGGTTCTGCTACGCTTTAACTGTTGAGGACGCTAAAAAAGAGGCTTACAAGTTGCTTGAGGTAATCAAACCTTATAACATAACTTATCCTATAGCCTACGATTTAGAATACGACACAATGAGATACGCAAAAACTAAAAAAGTTAAAATCGACAAAAAATTAGCTTCAGAAATGGTTGTTGCTTTCTGTGATATTATTGAGGACGCAGGTTATTATGTAATGAATTATGCTAATAAAGAATATCAGAAAAAATACTTTGATGATTCAACAGGTAAATATGATTTATGGTATGCACGTTGGAATGTTAAAGAACCTGACGCAACTTGCGGTATATGGCAATATTCAAGTAATGGTCATGTAAACGGTGTTAAGGGTAGGGTTGATATGAACATAAGTTATAAAGATTATTACGTTCTAATAAAGAAATTAGGTCTAAATAAACAAAGTTCTGATACTCTTGATAGTAAATTGAAAGAATTAGAATTAGATAATCAACAATTATCTAATGAAAATAAAGAATTAAAAACCAAATTATCAAATATTAAGAAAATTTTGGAGGTGTAACAATGAGTACAGGTTACAAATACCCAGCTTCAGTAAGTGAAAAAGATTTCAGTTTAGATGTTAGAACAGTTACAGAGATTACATATAGACTTGTAAGAGTTAAAGAAATGTGTCAAATAAGATTGTACCCAGCTTCATTTTATCAAGATTCTGCGGGAGGTGACGTTGATACTGTAATTGATATTGAAAGATTAGAAAGTCAAGGCGATTTAACAGGAGCTGATAGGGTTGAAGTTGGTGTTGATTTCTTTTCAACAGATATAGACCAAGCAAAATCAGACGATATAACATCCGTAGAAGTTTATAAGAACGTTGTTGATGGAGTCAATTTTGATAGAACAAATTCAAGAAATGTTGCACGTCAAGCAGGTACAGCAATCACAGCCTACGCTAATTATAACGATACGTCTATTGTATTTGAACGAACATTGTACCCAAACACAGACTATTTAATTATAGCAACAGTTATTGCAGGTGTTGTTGACACGTCGGACGCTATTATATTCGGAACGATTAACAGGTTAAGAAAATAAACATCAAATAATTAAATTGTAAATTGATACAACTAAATTGAAACATTTAACAATTAAAATATAACATTATAAATAAAACACACAGCATACTTTGCACTCCAAGTCAAGGGGAAAATTAAAATGCACTGTATAATGTGTGTTATATCCC